AATCTAATGTTACAGCTATCCGTTAGGGTTAAGTTGTAGATTGAATTTGCGGTGAAAGGTCTGATACCAATAGTATCAGTTGTAGAACCGCCTGTATCGGCTATTGACAATTGGTTATAGTGGTTTACAGTTATATGGCACAGCACCGGGTAGTTTCGCTACTACGGCTTGCCAAGCTGTGTTTAGCTTAGAGGATGCCGAAGATAAAGGCATTACTAATGACTACAGCGATGAAACTAAAGCTAGAGCGATATACACTGTAAGTGGAACTGTAACTTTAGGCGATACGTTTGCGATAGTTGTAACAGAAACTAACCCTAATGGCGTAACTACTGCCGTTAGCCTTGGGACTGCAACAGTAAGTACCGCAGCGACAGCAACAGGCGCAGCGACAGACATAACAGCAATGATTAATGCAGGCACATATTCGCATGGATATACCGCTACATCAAATCTAGGTGTTGTTACGTTGATAGCAAGAGAAGGTTTGGGTATCAACTTAAATCCTGCTGTAAATGCTACTCCATTGGCTGTTACTGTTACGGGTACATCAACAGGAACCATTACACAACAATTTGGTACAGGTTCGGGTGGTGCAACTGCTGGTGTGTACAGCAAAAAAGCTATTTGGCATTATACTATAAGCGAGTACTTTAGACAGAATCCAAACGGTAAGTTGTGGGTTCAGTTTAGTGCTTCCGTAGGTGCTTCATTTACTGAATTAACAACATTGCAAAGTGTTGCTAATGGTGAGTGTAAGCGTATAGGTGTATTGAACTTTACTGCTCGTACCGCAGCGCAATTTACTTCTGATGGCACATTGTTACAAGCGGTTGCCGATAGTTTAAGAGCGTTGTTTACTCCTGCTGAGATATTTTATGCCCCTAACATCAAGGGTGTTACTGCATCGGGATTGGAAAACCAACAATCTAAGACTAACAAGGATGTGTGTGGTATTATAGTTCAAGATGGTAAGGCTACAGGTGCGCAATTATACGTCAACAGTGGCATATCTATACCTGCTTTGGGTTGTGTATTGGGTGCTAGTGCTTTTGCCGAAATTTCGCAATGTATAGGCGAAATAGGAGCATTTAACATCACTAATGATACCGAGTTAGCTACTCCTGCATTAACTACAGGTGAGTTGATTAGTTCATTGGCATCTAGCTTGTTAGACCAATTGGATGCTTATAGATACATATTTGCTACTACGGTGCCTAGCTATGATGGTACATACATCAATAACGATTGGACGTTTATAGCACAATCAAGCGATTATAATAGACTATGCAGGAACTTGGTTATCAATGTTGCTAGTGTGGGTATTTATACAGGTGTGTTGCCATTGTTGAAGTCAAGAATTAAGCTAAATGCTGATGGTACTTTAAGCGAGGTAGCAAGACAGGTGTTTATAACTGCATCTAGTGGCACATTAGAAACTATGGAGCGTGAGGGTAACATTAGTGCCTTTGAAGTTACTGTTGACCCTTCACAGGATGTGTTGACTACGAATAAGGTTATTGTGGTTGCTAAGATAGTACCGATGGGTATTGCAGATTTCATTCAAGTAAATTTAGGATTTACAGTAAAAATATAAAAGATGGCTATTTCGGGTACACCTACGTTAATAAATGGCGTTCAATATAGCGCAGCGCAAGCGCAAGTAGTATTGGGTATTACTCCAATTGCAGGGGTACGCTCAATATCTTATGGTAAAAAAAGGGCTGTTACAAATAACTATGGCTTGGGTTCGGAGCCTACAGGCATAGGATATGGACAGGTAACGTATGATGATATGTCTTTAGAGTTGGATATGGACACTGTTAAAAATTTAACAGCAGGTGCGCCACTAAGAGATATTACATTGTACCCTCCATTTTCTGTTAAGGTTATTATGACACCCGACCCATTGAATCCAAATACTACTACAGACGTTTTGTTGAATTGTAGGTTTGTTGATGATGGTCAAGACATCAATGCAGGCGATACTATATTGTACAAGAAGTACATGCTAAGTTACGCAGGATTACAAAGATAAAAATAATACATACAAATGGATAATACTAATATAGTTGTAGAAGAAAGTGTAAAGGTTGACCCTGTATGGGCGGAGATTGATGCCAAGGTTATAGACTTGAAATCAAAGTATGGTGCTGTTGTTCCTTTGTACTTTATTGATAGTGAAACGAATGAGCCTGTAATAGGGTTTATCAAGGCACCTAACTTGGAAACTAAGTTGCGTATTTGGGATTTGATTGACAATGGCAGTTCTAACATACAGATTAGTGCGTTGATTGAAAGCAACTTGATTAAGGAGTGTTCAGACCCTAAGATTAATAATACGGATGTAGACTGTGAGCGTTATTGGATGGGTGCTATATTAGCGTTGAAGAACAGCATTATAGTATCGTTTCCGCAGACAAAAAAAAAATAGACAGTTATAATATTGTTTTAACGTCAGAAGGGTGGAGTGGAGAACTTGCCCTTTTGTCGTTTTATAACGGTTTTAGGGATGAGGTTTATAAGTGGGATGATGATAGGTTGTTGAGGGCGATAAAGGACATGCAGACGGCTATGCGATTATTAGGTACAAGGGAATTTAAAAAGGTTTAATATGCCACAATCGGGAGTTAGATATGTAGTTACGTTGCAGGATTTGACGGCACCTGCTTTTAATACTATGAATGCCAATGCCAATAAAACGGAGGCAAGCATTAATAGGCTTCAGTATTCAATGAATAACTTAGTTGGTGCTTTTGGGGTAAGCCTTGGTTTAGGTGGAATAATAGCATTTGGTAAGGAGATAGTTGATACAGGTGCTAAGATGGAGCAACTGAGAAACAGAATACTTATTAGTAGTAGTTCTGCTAGTGAGTATGGTGCAAGCATAACCCAACTAAAGCATATTGTTAATGATTTTAAAGTACCTATAGAAGAAACCTATGATAGTTTTGGTAAGTTAGCTACAGTATTTAGAGGCACCGAGATGCAAGGTGCTAGGCTTCGTGATATGTTTGAGGATATTAGTAAGGTGGTTGCCACATTGCCAATATCTAAGGCGCAAAAAGGTAGAGCGTTTTATGCCATACAGGAAATGTTTGAGGAAGATGTCGTACAGACTAGGCACTTCGTTAGGCAGTTAAGTATTGCTATACCGGGTATTATGCAAGAAGCCGAAAAAATGACAGGCACTACAGGTAGTGGATTAAGAAAGTTATTAAAAGAAACAGACCCAAATAAACAAATAGACCCTAAAACATTTTTGCCATCATTGTTTAAAACAATGGCAGAAGGGTTAGAAGGTAAAATGGGCATTCAGTTAGAAAGTATTGCAGGGAATGTTACAGACCTTGATAATGCTTGGATTAAATTTAAGGATGATGTAGCTATGTCTTTAAAGCCTGAGATATTAGGCTTAATAACTGATTTAAAGGATTCTGCTATATGGCTTAAAGAAAATAAAGATGGATTAATAGCGTTAGGTAAAACAGTTGTTACCATAGGCGAATACTACCTAAAGTATAAGTTAGCTGTAGGTGCAGTAAACTTAGTAAATAACACTTACCGAAACTTCATGTTAGGTTATCATAACCTAGCTACACAGGAAATTATTGATACGGAAAGGAAAGCTATTGCTATTGGACAACAAACGCAAGCTATAAACAAAATGACTATCGCATTAGAGCGATTAGTCTATGTTCAAGCTAAAGCAAACAATTTGCCAATGTTGGCAGAAATGAGTGCAAGAAACGCTGCGATATCTGATTTAAGTGCTATGTATGCGACTAAAGCTGGTACTATTTCGGGTTTAGGCGCACAAGGTATTCCGTTAGCTAACGCAGGGGTTAAGGTAGGGGTTGTTGCTAGTATAACAAGCATTGTAACTGCTGTAATGGCTGAATTACCTTTAATTATCACCACAATTATGGCAGGTGATTATCTAGTAGGACTACTACCTAAAAACCCACTAAATAACGAAAAATGGGATTTAAACAACATAACTAAATCTATGATTAATCCCGAAGCTAAAGCGGGATTGGCTATGAGTATAATGAGCCTATTTAGGGATAAGCCAAACCCAATGATAGGCGAAGGTTTTTCGGCAGGGAAATGGAACGGTTATTGGTTTGATAATGATGGTAATAAATCAGAAGCCGATAAAATTAAAAAGGAATATGGCAAAGGTGGTTCGGGTAAATTAGGTTTAGAAAAAGACACAATCAAAGGTAACAGACCACAGACCTACAATGTTTACATTAAGGAGATGAATGGCAACAAAGATTGTACCTTTGAACTACAATCGCTAGATAAAATGGATGTATCTGCATTTGGTAGAAGAATAGCCGACATCCTACTTTCAGTAACAAACGATACTCAACTGAAAAACGGAAACTAATGGAAAAACCCATATACATAAAATCACAAGTAATACAGCAAGGACGGCAACAAGCTGAAAGAGGGTTAAACAAATACCTTCTTACAGGATATCCACGGGCTAATAATTACGGTAATGAGATAAACCTTGGAGGCACCTATACTCCCGATAGTCCCGATGCTTTAAGTCAACAAACAGGTATGCCTATCTATGGTAGGGTAATACTAGGTGAGGGACTAGAAGGAGACTTAAACACATACACAGACTACCAAGGGAATCAACAGATATACAACACGATATACTTAGACCAAGCAATCGTAACGGCAGACTACAATCAACAGGTAATTATAACTAACATCCAAGGTCGTAACGGTTCAATAAAGGAATACATAAGTAGTGGCGATTTGAACATCACTATAACAGGGTTATTCACTAGTGGTCGTGCCGATGAAAGTCCTATTGATTTTATAGACAGCATGAATAGCATAATGAAGGCTAGTGTATCTATACCTATTACCAATAAGTTTTTAAACTTGTTGGGAGTGGAAAGAATTGTTATTATGCCTAGTTCATCACTACCACAAACGATAGGTGGATATAGCCAACAACAATACACTATAGTTGCCATTTCGGATATTCCAACAAATGAAATATTGCCATAATGCTATACACAGTAAGGACAAAAATAGAGATACAGCAAGTTACTCCATATACGGATAACAATGGTACTACCTATGAGCGTAATGAATTGATATACATTCCATTTTTAGCTGAATTTGAGGCTGAAAGTACATGGGCAAGCCTTACACAAACACT